CAAAAGAAGAATTTGAAGAATTAAAAGTTCTCTATGGTGAAGATGAAGCAAAAAACTTAACAAGTGGCAATGTGGATGAAGATACAAAAGAAGACTTTGTAAAACTTATTGCAGACAGCAATGATGATACTTTCGATATAGATCTTGCTCTAGATTCATATGATGCTAGTTTTCCTGGGTATACTCCAAGTGATAATGCCTTAGAGTTTTTTAATCTAATGAGATTGGTGCAAGGTGGAGATTTTGAATTTAAAACACCATTAGCACATTATTTTATGGTGGATCTATTATTGAATGAAATTCATGATGTTCATCTGTTCCCTTTTAGCGATGAAGTTTGTGAACAAATAGAGATAAATCATTTAAGAATATCTTTTTGTTGTTCAAGGGGTGTTGCAAAAAGTACAGTAGTTATATCGTTCTTTGGGGTGTATAGTGCTATTAAAGGAGAACTTCCTAATGGTATAGGTAAAGTATATTTCTATCTTATATTAGCTGCATCAACAAGAGGTGGAGCTAGAACCAATGCTTTAGCTGTTCGAGCAATGTGTGAGGATAGTGTATTTATTAATAACTATTTTGAGAGTGTTAGATATACTGAAACGGAAACTGAATTTGTTAGGAAAGGAACAGGACCAAAAAAAGATAGATCGTTTATGATTAGATATGCTGGTATTGGTACCGGTGTTCGTGGTATTAGATATGGCGAAAGAAGACCTGATTTAATTGAAATGGATGATATAATTCTTAATGAATCAGCTGCGTACTCTAAAACAATTAGTGAAAATATAGATAGTATAATTTATTCTGATGCTGAAGCTGCACTTAAAGGTGGAGGAAATGGTAGAATTATTATGACATTTACACCATTTCATTATAAAGATAATAATGTTAGAACCATTACTTCTAAAACCTATACTCCATGTTTAATTCCTATTGCAAATACTTTTGATACAGAGAATGTAAAACTTAAAGATATTGTCAGTTCATGGGAAGCTATGCACCCAGCTAAAACAATATTGTCAATGGTTATAAATTCTAAAAGATCCAATAAAATGAAATCATTTATGCAGGAAAGAATGCTTAGACTAACAAGTAATACTAACAGATTGGTTCCAGACAGTTGTTTCAAATATTATGATGCAAAAAATGTAATAAACAATTTATGGGCATACAATATATATATCACAACTGACTACACTACAACAAGTGGAGAAAATTCAGATTATAGTGGAATAGCTGCATGGGCTGTTAGCAACAATGGAGATTATTTTTTGTTGGATCTGTATTTACGTAAAATGGGAATGAAGGAACAATATGCCAAGACATTGGATCTAGCTGCTAAATATAAAAGAATGGGTAGATATGTTGAAATTGGTGTAGAAATAGATGGAAATCAAGGAGCTCATGTTTATTCGCTAGAACAAGAAATGATGAAAAGAGCGGATTACTATACATTTGTTAGAGATAGAAACAATAAGAGTAATGAAAGAAAAGGTATCTTAAGTAGAAATAGTGGAGTTAAAAAACATGAAAGATTTCGAATAGCAGTAACTGATTCTTTACTGGTTGGCAAAATGTATTTTCCAAAACACCTAAAAGATACTGATGATTTCAAAGAATTTCTACAACAAATAAGAGGTGCTACTCATGAAGGATTTACTAGATCTGATGATGGTCCAGATTTAATAACTCAGTTAGTAACATTGATTGACATTATTATTCCTGCAGTAGAACCAATGATGAATCCAGAAAATAACTTAGATAGAATAGATGCGTCTATATGGGGACATTTAGATGATGATGAAAGTAATTCTGGTAGTAGTGAAATATTTTAAATAGAAATATTCTTATTCAATTTATGGTATAATACTTGCAATTAAATAATGCAAGGTAGAACAATGACTGCACAAGATGTAATAAATTTAGCAAAGAATGCCGAGTTAAAACAATTGGCAGTCAGGACTGATGATTCAGCAGTATTAGGTTTTATAAATCTAGGATTGCTTGAATTATACAAACGATTTCCACTTAAAGAAGCTGAAGCAATTATTGCTTTGCGAGATGGAAAAACTACATATAAATTAGATGGAACAGATCCAGATGTTGTCATGAGTGATGGCAATGATTTGTTGCTCATAATAGCTGCTTACACTACTGATCCAAATGGAAATGTCGTTTCGGTACAAATAAACGATGAAGATGACCTACTTGGAATTAATACTCCTTCATATAATACAATTGAAGTTCCATCAACTGCAAGTGGAGCACTGATTTCAATAATCTATCGAGTAGCTCCAACTTTTTTAAATTCTACTGCAGCCACAATTCCTTTACCTCCACAATTGCTAGAAGCATTACTAAATTATGTAGGATATAGAGGGCATGGATCTGTAAGTGGAGAATTGAATGCTGAAAATCAATCCCATTATACTAGATTTGAAAACAGTTGCAAACGAGCTATTTTGGAAGGTCTAATTACATCAGATGATTTAGTATCTAAAAAATTCAAAAATAGAGGATTTGTATAATGAGAAAAACTACTTCATTAGCATCTGCTGAGTTAGCAATAGATAGATTAACTACTAAAACAGATTACGACAATATAGTTGTAGTAAAAGAAAAATTAAGTGAGATAAGTTCTGTTGCTAACAATATGTCTGCTGTTGTAGATGTAGCTAGTGTTGCAACTGTAATTCAAGATGTTATAGATATGAAAGTAGCTCTTGATAGCATCTATGCTGATAAATATATATTCACAAGTTTGTATGATGATAAAACAATTTTTGATAGTTTATATGCTGATAAAGCTACTCTTGATAGTATTTTAAATGATAAAGCTACATTGGATAGTTTATACAATGACAAAACTACATTAGACAGATTATTTACATCTATAGCAAATATAGACAGAGTTTTTAGCTCAATAGATAACATTGACATTGTAAAAAATCATACAGATGCTATAGATACAAATGCATCAAATATGGCAAGTATTGACACGACTGCAACAAATATAAATAATGTAAATATTGTTTCAAATAATATCTCAGATGTAAATACTGTTGCTCCAATAGCATCAGATGTAACAACAGTTGCTGGTCAGCGTGACAATATTGTAGAGATAGTTTCAGATGTTATTCCGAATATGGATGAGATTTTATTAGCTGACAACAATGCTACAATAGCTACGAATAAGGCTGAAGAATCAAGATTGAATAGAGAAGCTGCATTTTCAAGTGAAGTAAATGCTAAAACTTCTGAAACAAATGCAAAAGACAGTGAAACTACCGCTAAAAATGCAGTAAACACAATTAAAACACTTTCAGCAGAAACTGGTAGTTATGATTCAATGGTTGAATATGACGAAGATAACAATGTTATTACTATACCTAGAGGAACTCCTGGAGAAAATGGAATGACACCAAATTATGAATTTACATATAACAGTGACACTGGTGATTTAGAGTATGCACTTACAGGCTATACTTCTGAAAGTGCTACTATAGTAGAGGAGGTATAATAATGGGAGTTATAACAAATTTAGACACACTCATAGATGATACAGTAGCAACAAGATTAGACGAATTAGATGCAACAGTAACAACCCTAAGCTTTGATACAGACACAGACACATTGTCTTATGTTGATGAAGAGGGAACCACTACAGATGTTGACTTATCCAAATATATAGATGATACAAATTTAGCAAGAATTACTTCCGCTTCATTAGATAGTGAAACTGGTGAAGTAACTTTTACTAGAAATGATGATAGTACTTTTACATTGGATCTAAGTAGTTTAATTGATACAAATATAGTTGTTACTGCAAATTTAACTAGCACTAGTGATGATGAAGCCTTAGCTGCGAGTCAAGGGAAGATCCTACAGGATAACAAAGTAGATAATAATTCAGCGCAAGTATTGTCAACAGATGATAATGCCATGACCATAGATGACCACACTATAACATTGAAGCGTGGAGATGGATCCACTGATACTGTAACTGTACCAGATAATGATACTACATATAGTGTTGGAGATGGTGGTTTAACTGAAATAAATTTCACATCAGCAAGAAGAGACAAACTAGATGGTATAGAATCTGGAGCAGAAGTTAATGTGCAACCTGATTGGGCTACTGCTGATACCGATGATGATAGTTATATAAAGAACAAGCCTTTTGTAGCAGCTCAGGTACAAACAGCAACTAGTGATGTAATTTATGGTGATTCTGAAACTGATAAGAATTATAGATTGCGAGTAATTAATGGCGATATAGCATTGGAGGAATTGTAGCATGGCAACAGGTGATATAATAACATTAGCCAGTAAAGATTTTGTAAACAATCAATTAAATATTGGTTTGGATGATATGAATACAACTCAGCAACAAAAACTAGATCTTAAGGCAAATATAGCAGGACAAGTGTTTACTGGAAATGTGACAGTACCTAATTTAATCACAAGTGGAACAGTTGATGGTAGAGATGTGAGTGTAGATGGTGCTGTTTTAGACAGTTTAATAGCAGTAGAGGAGATATAAATGAAAATACTAAATAAGAATAGTACTGGATCTAGAAATAGAGCTTTAACAGAACGAGAGGTAATGCAAGAGCTTACTCTTGGTGACAAAAACTACGGTAAAATTGTTGTAGGTACAGATGGAACCTATGAAGGCGAAGTGCTAATAGGTAAGGACAGCGATGTTCAAAATGCATTAGCTAACATAGATGCTACTCACCCTTTTAATGGTTATGCCGGTAGCAAGAAAGATATGAGATTTGAAACATCTACTAACAATATACTTAAAGTTACTAATATGCAAGAACAGTATATAGTTGATGGTAAAGTAGTTAAACCAACTGGGACAATAGACCTAAACACTACAAATGATAGAACAGGCTTTAATGGAGAAGGAGATAATTCCTTTGTGCCTCATGTGCATGTAGTAGGATTTGATCCAATTAGTACAGGTACAATTACAGGTAACAGAGTTGCTACAGATGCGCAGATAGGAACTATACTAGATAACATCCCTGCTCAAACAGCTAACACTAGAATTAAATGTAGAGTTAAACCTACAACAGATGGTATCAAAGTAGAGATACTTGATAAGTCAGATAGTGATGCAGTAGTCAGAACTCAGACAGTAGATGGTACAGATGTTGAGACACTTACATTTACATTACCAGTTAACGATGATGGATATAAAGTAAAAGCTACTAAAATTACTAATGATGGTGTAGATAGTGATGATACTAATGAGAGAATAGATGTTACTGCTGAAGTTAGTACAGGAGCGATTGTTGATGGTAAGGTTAAACGAGGAGATTATGTAGTAGTTGATAAGGAAGAGTTAATCATAGGAGATAGCAGTATGTTTACTAATGGTGTTGGTGATTGGAATGAGTCAAATGGTTCTCAATCAAATCCATCAGGGAAAATGAGAATGACATCCCAGAGTTCAAACACACATATTCGTTCTATGTTTATTATGCCATCTTTGATTAAAGGTAAAAGATATACTCTTTATATGGAATATACTTCACAGGGTGGTGGTTCTCCAAGAGTAGATGTTGATATTGATGGGAGTGATGGTGCTGGTAATGCAAATTCAGTGGTAAGCGGTAATGGATTTGTGTTTACAGCAGGAAATACCAACAGAATTGATGTATACTTAATTAATGCACCTGAGGATGCTTATTTTGAAATTGACAATGTCTCACTACAACTAGCAGATGACACATTCAAAGCTATAGAAGATACAGATGATGGAGAAAGCTTGGGTTCAAGTAAATTCAAACCAGTTGACTATATATCTAATCAAGTCTTTGTAGGCATGAAAGATGATGGCACATATGTTTATGATGTATTGATGAATGATGCTTATGCAAAAGAGAGTACAACTGAAACTTTGACTAACAATGGATATAGTAGCTTAGGTTGCGGTCTTTTTAGTAAAGGTAGTGATGTAATTATTCCTATAGTAAGGATACAATTATGATGAAAGTATGTAAAGAATGTGGAGTAAATAAACCATTAGAAGATTACCATAATGAAAAACTTAATAAAGATGGTAAGAAAGGTAAGTGTAAAGTGTGCAAGTGCTTACAAGCTACTGAAATTAATAGAACTAAAGATGGTGTAGTTACTAAAATATACGGTGCACAAGTAAGAAATTCAAAAAAACGAAATCATCCTGCCCCTACATATACTAAACAAGAACTAAAGGACTGGTTATTTAGTCAAGAGAAGTTCCACACTATGTTCGACAACTGGAAAAGGTTAGACTATCAATCAGAGTATAAGCCAAGTGTGGATAGAAAAGATGACTATATTGGTTACACTATTGCAAATATCCAATTAATGAGTTGGGGAGAAAATAATTCTAAAGGACATAAAGATAGGAGAGATGGGGTGAATACTAAAGTTAATAAAGCAGTTATGCAATTTACAAAAGATGGTAAATACATAGCTACTTATTATTCGGTAAGAGAAGCTGATAGACAAACTGGAGTAGATAGAGGAAATATTGCATCTTGTTGTACTGGTAAAGGCAAAGTGAAAAGTGCAGGTGGTTGTATCTGGAAATATGTAGAATTAAAAGGAGAGAGTTATGAATAAAGGATTATTTCACGGGATATTAAATTCTCAAGGTACAGCTAAAGCTAGTGATGACAAGTTTTGGTATGATACAAGTGTAGTAATTGAGAGTATAGCTGATTGTTTTAACCCAGATAATTTGTTAGGTGGTAATATAGCAAGCGGTAAAAGTGGCAGACCAGATGGCAAATATTATGATGTTGTTTATGAGAACCAAGTATTAGATTGTCGATACTCCTCAACTAAAACAAACTTACATGATACCGCTAGTAAAGTATTTAGTGATGGAGTTAGTGGTAAGGGTGGAGTTTGTGATACTGTTGGAATGATAAGTAAAACTGCAGCTAAGTATTATAACTATAATAATAATAACAAACTTGGTATATCATTTGATGGATATGCTCAATCCAAATTCGAAAAATATAGAGGGGTTACTGTAACTGTTTTTACTGTAGATGGGTTAAATATAGCAAAAGGTATTTTATTTCCTGAATTTAGTGCAGGAAATTACTCTCTATACAATATAAAAATAATTAAAGGGTTTTCAACTACGAACTCTTGGACTGATACAGCAAATATTGTTATACGAAAAGACCTGCCAATAATACAAGTCGGAGAACAGCTAGTAACAGATTTAATTGGTTCTCCTGAAAATTATTCTACTATTATGAAAGATATGTTAGCTAGAGGGGAGACTATTATTGGGTTGAATCCGTTGTTGATTAGTGATACTGGAGATAATTTAATACCCGATGGGACTAAAAATGTTTGGAAGTTTAGTAATAAGTTAGTAAAGTCTCTAAATGCTAGAATTATGACTTTGGATGGGGGGACTACTTACAATAAATATGCAGATATTGTTGATAGTACAGAGAATAGGTCAGTAACTGTAAAATACATCATAGGTACGGTAATGTTTATTCCTTACACAGCTTCAATCCCAGTAGCTGCAATACAAGATCCTAAACAAGTTGACTATGTATTAGAGAAGTATTGTGCTAGTAATTCACATAGTATTTATAAAGGTAATAATATTACTGGGTTAATTGGTGTAGGTACAGGTAATGATATGGAAAGTGGTTACTTGGGTGATTGTGAATTAGTGGCAATATATGATCATATTCTTACAACAGAGAACATTAATATCTCTACTGATACTTTAGTAGAGATTAATGAAATAGTATATGTACCAGATGATAGCCTTAGCACCCACCCATACAATCCAGCAGTTAGTGGTGGGTTATATAGAAAACTAGTCAATACAGGTGAGCTCTTGGGGGGTAGTGCATTTACATTTGATGAACGATGGGAGAGTTTAGGTGTTCAAAATATCCCATCAAATCAAACTATCTCCCTATCAAACATAGGGGACAAAGCATCTAAAGCATTCCTAACAATAGCATCAGATGATAACAATGAGTTATATGCTCAGTGGATAGTTGAAGAACTAGCTAGTGGTTGGGATGGTACTAGTACATTTGAAGATGACACTACAACTGGATTAACTATAGATAAAGTGTATCAAGAACAAACATCAAAACTATTATATAGAGCATTAGCAGATAAGATAACTGTATCAGATACTGCAACATGGTCTAATCCATTTGATGGAGACAGCGGAGAGTTTGAACAGCTTGCTAATGGTGTTACAACAGATGTTAATGGGAATGCTATCCGAACTGTTTGTGCCTCAACTCCACTAAATTTACTTAAGGATGTATAGATGACTAAATTAGAAAAAATAGACTTGGCTTTATCGAAAGGTAAAGTTCAAGGTGCTAAACAATTACTTAAAGAATATTATCAAGCAGAAGACAAAGCTGCTTGGGATAAAGCTAAACATGAAGAGTATGAGGCATTGTATCCGTCAATGAGAGACATGACGGATGATGAAAAAGCTAAATATGATGAAGCTAATTTTAGTGAGGATAATCCTAAATCTAATGAGTTTGAGTACCCACAAGTAGAGATAAAATACATTACTATAGATGAAGATGGTAATGAGGTTAGAACGCCAGAAGACTATCTAACATATACTGAGTGGTTAAATGAAACTAAAGTCGTTAAAGAGGCTGTATATGACGATGACGGAATATTAATTGAACCAGAAGAAACTGAACCTATAAGACCTTATGTGGCTATAGAGATTACAGAAGATAGAATTAATAGTTATGAATCACTTACTACTTATCTCAAAGAAAAAGCTAAGATAGAAAAACAGAAAACATTAGATACATTATCCGTAACTGCAAATACAGTAGCTTATGATGCAAACGGTAAAGCTATCTCTAACATGGGTGCAGTAGTTAGTCTTGCTAATTATAAATTTAATAAAGCATTAGCTGATGATACAAGTGCAAAAGATGCCTACCAATCTATCTACAAAGATACTACAATAGGTTGGAAAGGCTATGACAATTTGGTTCATCAAGTAGAAGTTGAAAGTATTTGTGAAGCACTTGAATTGGGTATGAAAGAAGTTGCGAAAGTTGTAGGAGTATAATTATGACTGCAACAGTAGCATTTTACATAGGAGGTGGATCCATGATTGATAAATTTATCAGTTGGTGGACTGCTGATTTTAAAGATAAACTTAATGGTAAATGGAAACTAGTTCCTAGTCATGTAGAAATTAGTTTTGATAAAGTTAGCTGGTGGTCAGCTTCAACACGCAACGGTGTATTTAGAAAAAAGATTATGCAACTTAATCAAGATAAATGGAGACTATATAGTTTTGAAGTATCAAAAGAAGAATCTGATGCAATGATATCAAGAGCTAGAAGTTTCTTGGGTATGCAGTATGATTGGGCTAATATAATATTTTCTGATGGACTAAAACTAGATATAGGTGCAAGAAGCAAATTAACTTGTGATGAAAGTGTAGCTAGAATATTATTATTGTGTTGGATAGGTGGAGGATTGAACAAAATAAATAATCTAAATCCTAAAAGATTAGAAGAATATATTTCAAATACACTTAAAGAGACACCATGACAGAAGAAACAATGAAAGACTTGCTAACACGACATGATGATGCAATAATTAAACAAGATACAACTATTAAAGCACTAGTTATTAGTGTTGAACATCTAGTGAGTGCTCAAACGGAAACTAATGAACAACTAAAAGATATTAGTAAATACTTAGCTAAACAAGCTATATTTAGCAATAAACTTGAGACTATAGATAGAGAAATAAAAGAGTCTTTTGAAAGACGAGATAAAGAATTAGTAGAAAAAACCAAGAGAATTCATCAAAGAGTGGATGAGATAGATGTGTTGCAAAAATCAGAGAATGGATGCAACAGTGTTCGTCTTCTGCATAAAGATGTAGAATCGCTTACTAGAGATATGACTAGACTAATAGGGATTACAGAAGAGCATAGGATGACTATAGAACAATTAGATAAAAATGATAGCAATAAAATCTCACCAACTACTATTAGATGGGCAGTTGGTTTAACTGTATTATATTCTATATCATTTGGAACTTATGTTGTACAGGCATTTAGCAAAGTAGATGCAATAAATTCAAGAATAACTGTACTTTTAGAAAGAAACATAAAAGATACTACAGATCTTATGCACAGAAAGGATAAATAATGATACCGATTATTGGAGACTTGATAGGAAAAGTAGTAGATGCAGGAACAAGTTTATTTAAAAGTTATTTTCCACCAGACCTGACACCTGAACAGAAAGCTAAATTAGAAGCAGGGATTCAAGCTTATCAGCTTGAAATGAATAGGGAGTTAAATAAATACTCTAAAACAATTATTGAAGAACAAAGTAAAATCATTCAGTCAGAAGCTAATGGTGAGGGGTGGCTACAAAGAAACTGGAGACCAATTACAATGCTTACTTTTGTTTTTATTATTGCTAACAACTATATTTTATATCCTTACATTACATTGTTTGGTGGAAAAGCTATTACTTTAGATATTCCACCTGATATGTGGGGTTTACTAAAACTTGGATTAGGTGGTTATGTTGTAGGTAGAAGCATTGAGAAATCAATTAAAGTATATAAAGGAAAATGAGAAATGAAATCTAAATATTTTAAAATTCATGAGTTAGTACCAAAAAAGATGTTTGAGAAATATGGTGAAGCTGCTTGGAGATATGTGGATCCAAGATTAATAGAAAGTATTGATAAGTTGAAAGAACATTTCAATCTAGGAACAATGACAATTAATAATTATTTCTGGGGAGGGAACAGAGAGTGGAGTGGGATAAGAACGCCAGATAGCCCTTATTATAGCTATGGGTCTCAGCATAGTTATGGTAATGCATTTGATATTGTATTTAGTAATTACAATGCTGAAGAAGTTAGACAATATATACTTGAAAATCAAAATCATTTTCCATACATAAGAAGACTTGAAGATAAAGTGAATTGGATCCATCTAGATGTGGCGAATACTGGCAAAAAAGAAATAGTATTATTTAATCCATAATTTTATAACACAAATATGCTCAATACAATAAAGTTTATTTATGTTATAATACAAACAATAAAGAGTAAGGACCAGCTATATGAACAA